AACAGTATCATCGGTTGAACCTGTATCAAGTAAAAAGATACCGTCAGCATGTTTGGCCGATTCAGCCCATCTGCGTACGTGCTTGGCTTCATTCTTTGCTATCGAGCATACATATACTGGTAGTTTCATTCACGTTCCTTAAAAGAATAAAAGTATAGCTCTTGGTCCGATGCACTCACCCATCTGGACCCAGTTGATTCGCACGAAAACTCTTGTGAGAATATCTTCCAATCTGGTTTGTCTAGTTTCTTTGTTATCCAGCTTCCTCCGGTCGAGCCACAGCACACGGTTGTTGGGCTGGATAAAGTATTGTCCACCTTCACCAACAAACACATGACCACACTTGTGACCTGCCGCGTACTCTCCGTAGCCTGATGTGTACTGTGGACCAAGACACCAGTCTAAAGTAAACATATACTTGGCTTTATGTTGGCTATGGTCCTTCAACCATATCAACGCACTACGATTCTTGCAGTAATCAATAATATTAACTGATGCATAATAAGAAATAGAATCCCAAAGCTGAACCCAATCTAAAGGATGGTTCGTAAAGTTCTCTGGTTCTACTTCTAATGAGCGTAGATAGTGAACAGGCACACGAGCATGCTGTGAGCCGTACTCAGACATCACCGAAAACAAACCACAGCGTTGTGGTATGGATGTGTACTGAAACACTTCAACAGGCATCAGCTCATTGGTTGGTGATGGTTCTTCGTCACGCAAGAACGCAGTGTCCAAGCCCGCAAAGAAATATGGAATATTAAAATTTAAATAATTGGAAATAACTTACCTGCTTTTTTGCGTTGAAAATTGGTAGAACGAATAACATTGCATTTTTTACAAATACGTTGGTTAGTTTTTTTACTTCTGGATGTGTTTTCAAAAGTAAACTCATGCCCTCGTTTGCAATGGGTTTTTTGCCCTGAAGGATAATTGCCTCTGCCTTTGTTTTCCCTATCTATGGCGTTGTCTTTGTAAGTTCCTAAGAACAAATGGCTTGGGTTTACGCATTTACGATTGTCGCATTTATGCAATACACAAAGCTCTTTTGGAATGTCACCGTTTTCTAATGTCCACGACAAGCGATGAGTTAGCCAAGTTTTATATTTATAACGAAAATGACCGTATCCGTTGGGCATCAGATATCTCTGCCACTCCCAGCACTCGTCGGCGGCGCCAATCCTAACCTTTGACCAAAATTGATTACTCACTTAATAAATCTTTCTACTAATATTTTAACTATAAAATAAACACTAACTATAATTAATAAATCATTATAAGTAACATAACTAGGCATTGCAAAGCACCTGAAGCATAAAGCATTCATCTAGAGTTATTATACCACGCAATAAAGCCTGTTCTGATTTAGGGATTGGATGTTCTGATTCGCGCAAAACTAACAAATTCTTTAAATAAATATAATAGTCATAATCAACAAACTGCATGTCTTGAGTACTCATGTTAATCTGTTCGTTCCTCACACGAGCTAAAGCTCGCCTTAGGCCAGCGGAATTGCTAACACATACAATAGTAACATCTCACAGACAAAATCACAACTTATGGCCACATTTATTATGAGTGCAATTGGGTCGCCGCAAGAAACAATATAACATTATATTAAATACAATAACAATAACACTAGGAAGGAAACAATAAGAGTATAAGCGTAATAGAAGATAAATGCCAGATTGACTATTGCTAACATGGATAGGTACATGCATCTTTGTATATAGGGTACTCTTTAATTTAATAATATAACCACTCTCAGTGGTCAATCTCATCACTCTCAGTGGTCATCCTAGGAGTTGACAAACCAATAAAACCCTGATATTATAAGGGTATAATGGAATAGGTCTGTGTTACAGTTAATATTAAGATTAATACCTGACCCTAGAACGTGGTCTTACAACCACTCTGCGTGGTTACCGATATCACTCTACGTGGTTAATAAAAGAATAAGACCAGGAATCAAGCAGACTCATTACTGCAAGACCCTGGTCATACCCAGCATTGTTGTATTCTATTGTATTGTATTATGTCATTAGCTGACATGTACATTATATCTTTGTTTGCCGGCCATTCCAATCTTACGAGAGTGTGACATGTGTCATGTTGTTATTCTCATCTTATCCTGGTATCATTCTATACACTTAGTGCTCCGCACTAACAAAGCAAGCAAGAGCTTGCGGAGTGGCAAGGTCTATTCGCTAACGCTTATACTAGCGCTCATATGGTTGCTCGCAACAAACAATCATTATAATAAATGCTTCTTATATAACATACACATTAGAGCATATAGATTCTACTGTGCCCTTGGTCACTACAGTGCTCTACTGCACATCAGTGCACATCCTCATCATACCCTGTATGTAGTCTATAGTATACATACAATACCACACACCACCCTACACCCACCCCCTCCTACTACCATATTACATATAAGTACTAACAACTACAAGGACATACGGATATCTAAAAAAGGTTATTAAAATAACACTACCCCCGTACGTCGAAAGACCAAGTACCGTTCTCAAAAAATCATTACACTAATCTTTAATATCCTTTACAAACTCACTCCAAAACCAAGCATTTAACAACTCAGCGTCGTATATAAACCACTCTGGGTGTTCGTTATCCCATAAGTTAGGTTCAGGTTGTATGTCATCATTATGCATAATATTATAAATTATTTTCTTTTGCGGCGAATCTATAATAAAATAATATTAAAAGGAATCTGGCATTGATGTTGGCTGTGCCTTGGCCTTAGGCGTAAACTCCTTTTGGGCCCATCCATTGGCCTTGGCAAAGGTGTCTATGATTGCTGATGCTTCACTCATGGTAAGTGTGTCTGAGTGTACTGGCATATTGTGCTTAGCAATTAATGCTAGTTGTTTTTCTGATGCTGGCTTTGACATTGTCATTCTCCTATTGTTTGTTTAATTTAGAAACTTGTTGGTGTTTTTGTTTTATCACCTTCGTACCAGTAGTAATCGCCGTCTGTAAAGTATTGCTTTCTTCCTTCGCGGGGTTCTGATAAGCTGATGGGCTTGTTGTTAAAAGAAGACAGGCCGCCCTGTATAAAGTCAACTTCTGGATTAATGTCATATTTGCCGTAACTTTCCTTAGCAGGTGATTGCTTGCTAAAACCTTTGTTGTTAGCAAAATATGCTTTGTTTATAACAATTTGCATTTCTTTAGTTTTAGGATTGCGTTCTTTTTTGCCATAAATGACTGCTTGACTGCCTACGTTAAAAGATTTAACATTAGCAATGGTCTCAGCATCACGGTAACGAGTAAATAAAATAACCTGGACTGGTTTATCAACATTCTCTAACTTAATTGCTGTAGTTACTTTCTTATCTTGTACGATTGGTTCTTTTACTATTGTGCCTGTATACTTCATTTTAATCTCCTTCGATTGTTTAGATGATTGCTTGGATGATTGTTTGCTAGCAATCTTGAGAAGATATAATTATCAATCTCAACATTGATGACAGATTCAATCGTTCAAGCAATCGTAGTATATCATACTAGTAATGCTTTTAATGCAAAAAATCCACAAAATAATACTGTGACTTTGGGCACACATGCTGCATGTAATGAACTTACCTATAGTATATAGAGATAAAAAAAGAACGAAGGTTTCATGCCAAAAACATCTAGATTGTTTCTCACGGTAGCTCAAGAATCTTATCTTGAATGGCTGTTGCAGCCAACCGACTCTCGTGTGCCTAGGACTAAAAAGGAATGGGCAGAACTCCACGACGTGCATATTAACACTTTAGGTACTTGGGAGAAAAATAAAAATTTCATCGAAAGGCACATGCTTGGAGTCAAGGGCCTAGCCCAGTCTCCCGAGCGTGCCCAAGCTTTATTGGATGCATTGTTTATTAAAGGCGTAGCTGGTGACACCAAGAGTGCCGAGTTGTACCTAAAGGCTACAGGCCAGATGCCCAATGCCGCACAACAAATTAATATTAAATCAGAGACCTCAGTTAAAGAGTTATCAGATGATGACTTGCAAGCCATGATAATAGAAATTTCGCAAAAGAAACAACCAACTTTTAATATTACTAAAGTAGAAGAGGAAGAAGAATAACAGTGCGTGCAGTGTGCTATACTGGGGACAATTCAACGAAAGGATTGTACATGCCAAAAAAGCTAAACTCAGGTTTAACTGCATCGCAAAAAATGCAAGAATTATTAAACAAAAAAATTGTTCTATCAAATGATTGTTGGACAATTGATACACATAACAATGGAAATGGTTATAGAAGATTTGAAATTAAGATAGACGGCAAAAGAATCAAATACTATATGCACATTGAGTCTTATAAAGTACATAAGGGAGAAATTCCAGAAGGACTGTACGTACGTCATGTTGTATGCAATAATCCAGCTTGCTTCAATCCTGAGCATTTAGAAGTCGGCACGCAAAAAGACAATATGCAAGATGCTGTAAAAGCAGACAGACAAGCAAAGGGAACCAAAATCCCGCAATCAAAACTCAATGAAAAAAAAGTCTTAGAAATAAGAAAGTTATACACCGAAGGAATGAAACAAAAGGAATTAGCCAAAATGTATGGCGTTAACTCAACAAATATAAGTTATGTAGTTAACAAGAAAACGTGGGGGTGGTTGTAATTCGCGCGGTTTGGGCTTACTACGAGTCTAGCTCGATTCAGAGCAGGTCGAACTCTAATATGGTGCGTGCCTTTAATACTTTAAAGCGTGAGCTTACTCGTCAACGAGATGCTTTACTTATGGACCACCAGCAAGAAGATGTTGTTTCTGGCGGGTTTGCTAATACGATACAGTTTCACTATTTGTTAATTGCTGATACCAGTGAGATGTCATCTTCAACTACTGTTTCAGCTGCAGCTACTTTTGATGCCAATCAAGGTGCAACTGGAACAGCAGATACATACTTTGCACCACGCAGAGATTTTCGCGACCCGGGTCGTGGATTCTGATGTATAATATAACAATGGAACCATATCTTTCAACTTCATTTAAGAACGTTTGCGGATTATATAAAATATCAATTGGACCAAAATTTTATTATGGTTCATCAAAAAATTTGTACAACCGTGCCTACCAACATGTTCCAGAACTGCGTTCTAATAAACATAAAAATCCTTATATGCAAAAAGCATACAACAAATATCAAGAAGTAAAATTTGAAGTTATTGCAATATGTGAAATAGAACAACGTAGAGAATTAGAACATAAATTACTGCAAAATGTTAAAAAGGATACACACTGCATGAATCTTACTTATCGCACAGAGGGACCGTCTGATGTAAAATGGTCAAAAGAAGCTCGCAAAAATATGTCTAAAAAAATGAAAGGAAATACAAACGGTCGTTTTGGTAAAGGCATTAAAAGAACAATGTCTAACAAAGGTAGGGCAAAACAAATTGCTTCCATAAGTATTCCCTTGAGTGTTACCGATGAAAATGGAAATACAACAATTTATTCTAGCGTTAAAGAAGCGTATATTTATTTAGGAGTACCGGAAAGAACTATGCATGATTGGTTAAGACTACCTAATAGACCAAGAAAATCTTATAAAAAATACAATTTTTCTTATGTAGGGGTGATATAATTTGGCGGTCATCATCCAAGTCCGTAGAGACACTGCAAGCAACTGGACATCTGCTAACCCAATTCTTCTTGCCGGCGAATTAGGACATGAGTACGATACCGGTAAGATGAAAGTCGGAGACGGCTCAACTAACTGGAATGGTTTACCGTATCTTACCCAGAACACAGGCCCTACAGGTTCTACTGGTGCCACTGGCCCAACTGGTCCCACAGGTGCAACAGGAGCCACTGGTGCTGCGTCCACCGTCACAGGACCCACGGGTGCTACAGGACCCACGGGTGCTACGGGTGCTACAGGCTCAACGGGTGCTACAGGTTTGACTGGCTCAACAGGCTCGACTGGTGCTACAGGCTCTACAGGAGCTACGGGTGCAACGGGCGCAGCTAGCACTGTTACAGGACCCACGGGTGCTACAGGCTCTACTGGCGCTACTGGTGCTACAGGTGCCACTGGCCCAACAGGACCTACTGGTGATGCCTCGACCGTAACTGGACCGACTGGACCAACGGGATTTACTGGTCCAACAGGCCCTACTGGTGATGCCTCGACAGTAACTGGACCAACGGGTCCAGCTGGTGATACAGGCCCAACAGGACCTACTGGTGATGCCTCGACCGTAACTGGTCCAACAGGCCCTACTGGTGATGCCTCGACCGTAACTGGACCAACGGGTCCAGCTGGTGATACAGGCCCAACAGGCCCAACAGGAGCTGCATCCACCGTAACTGGTCCAACAGGTCCAACAGGAGCAGGTGGAGCTTTCGATGGGTTCACTGAAACTGGACCAACTGGCACAATAGGAACTAACGCCAACACCGCATACGGTGCTGCGGCAATGAACGAAACAGGCCCAACAGGCGCCAATAACGTTGCGATTGGTTTTAACGCACTCAATGCAGTAAATACAGGCGCTAAAAACATTGCTGTTGGTTCTAATGCACTTGCTTTGTTAACCAGTGGCGTAGAAAACGTAGCTATTGGTAATGGTGCAATGGATGCAATGGTTACTGGAACTAACAACACAGCAGTTGGTGCTGATGCACTTGGCGCTAACACAATTGGTTCTAACAACGTAGCAATTGGTCGTGTAGCGCTTTCCAAACAAACAACAGGTGCATCAAACACAGCAGTTGGTGCAGACGCACTTCGTGAATTAGTTCATACCTCTCTCAGCAACACAGCAATTGGTCGCAACGCGCTTGCCAGCTTAACAACTGGAAGTGGTGCAAACTTAGCAGTTGGTAGTCAAGCATTCCAGAATGCAACAAGCATGAGCACAAGTACTGCCGTTGGTGTTGGCGCTGGATTTTACTCATCAACTGGTTTTAATAACGTTTTTGTTGGAACTCAAACTGGCCTTAGCATTACTACTGGAAATCGTAACATAGCAATTGGCCACAACGCATTAACTAATTCAACATTTTCTGCTACCAACACTGCAAGTAACAACACTGCAATCGGGGATGGCGCACTAAGAGAAATTACAACTGGTGGCCAAAACATAGCAATTGGCACTAATGCCTCAGGTAAACTAACAACTGCTTTTGAGACTGTAGCAATTGGCAACAACGCGTTATTTTCAGAAACAACTGCTAATCGTGCAATTGCAATCGGCCAATTTGCATTAGAAAATGCTAATGGAGCTGGTGTAAACATAGCGATAGGTTCAGAATCTGGTAGAGCATTAACAACTGGCGGTGACTCACTATTGCTTGGATTTCAAGCAGGACTTAGTATAACTACCGGCTTTGCAAACTTAGCATTTGGTAACCAAGCACTAAAGTCTGTAACTACTCAAAGCGGTTTAATTGCAATTGGTGGACGTTCTTTAGAATTTAACACTGGTGACAATAACCTTGCTATTGGCGTTCAAGCACTCGGGGCTAACACTACTGGAAATGACAACGTAGCAATCGGTTATCGAACAATGCTTGCAAACACTGTTGGTAGTAGAAACGTAGCAATTGGTTCCAACCTAATGCAAGTTAATACAACCGGAGACGAAAACATTGCACTTGGTATTCAAACACTTGAAGATAATACAACTGGTGGCCAAAACATTGCTATTGGCACTCAAGCACTTCAAAATAACATAACTGGTACTCGAAACGTAGCACTTGGACTTCGACCACTTCAAAATAATACAGTTGGAACTGACAACTTAGCAATCGGTAATCAGGCACTTCAAAATAATATAACTGGAACTGACAACATAGCGTTAGGTAATCAAGCACTCAATGCAAACACAACCGGTTCTAACAACGTAGCAATTGGGACCGCAGCACTTGAGGATAATACGGCAAGCAGTAACGTTGCGATTGGTTTGAATGCGTTAAAAGAAAATACAAGTGGAACATCTAATACTGCATTAGGCGCAGGCGCACTACAAGCAAATACAACTGGCGCACAGAATATGGCATTGGGCAACGGTGCTGGACTCGCAGTAACAACTGGCACCAAAAATACAATAATTGGAACTGAAACTGGTCAAGACTTAACAACAGGTTCTAACAATACTATTATTGGTTTTGAAGCAGAGCCAACATCTGCATCAGTATCTAATCAGATAACACTTGGTGACGCAAACGTTACAAACTTTAGAGTTCCTGGTGTTGGTTTTGATGTTGATACAAACCGCGCATCAGTAACAGGTTATGCTAAAGTTTCTGAGTACTATGCATCAACTGCACCAGTAGTAAAGACAGCAGACTTTACTTTAGCTGATACAGAAAACTGGCTTATTAATGATAAATCAGGTACAGACTGTGTAGTGACTTTGCCATCTGGTTCAGAATACATTGGACGTTTTGTAACATTTCAAAATCATTCAAACCATAAAATTGTTTCAGCTTCAAGCAATGTTATTGCAGCTGACGGTGGCGCAGCACAAACAGACATTTGTAAAGCTGTTGCAGGAACTTTTGCTACCTGTGTATATGATGGCACCAACTGGTACATCATGGCATCAAACGTTTAATTAAACCTACGAAGGAAATAATAAGGAGAAAAATGTTAGATTTTAACATTGAAGATATAAGTCCAGAACAAAAAGCAGATAATGATGTTGCGGTAATGCATCATAGTGTTGCGGTAATACGTGATAATATTACAGGGTGCACCCACTCAGCAGAAGAACATGACAACGTTAAGCGCAACTTAAGTCATCTTGAAATAATGCTTGCAAAAGAACACATTATAAATCATTCATCAGATAAGTCCGAGTTCTATTCGGCAATAGTACTGGGCAAAGAACATTTGGCGTAATGCAATTAGAAGACCTAGTTAACGAGTACAACTATCGCAAATGCCGTGGTCCAGAGGACGCAAGCACCAAACAATTAGTTGATGCATTTGACTTCTTTTGTGCTAACTATGTATTTATTAAACATCCAAACAAAGGCCGCATACAATTAAATCTAAGACCCGCACAAAAACAAGCAGTAGAAGCATGGATAGAAAACAGATACTCAATCGTATTAAAATCACGTCAGATAGGATTTTCTACTCTGGCAGCGGCGTACTCTTTTTGGTTATGTTTCTTTTGGCCAGACCGTTTCATCGTTATGTTGTCAAAGACGGAAAGAGAAGCAACAAAGCTTCTAGCTAAGTCTAAATATATCTACAAGTTCTTGCCAGATTGGTTAAGATTATCAGGTCCAGAGTTAATGCAAAACAACGTTCTTAAAATGGCGTTTGCTAATGACTCAGTAATTGAATCAATGCCATCTGCCAATGAGCCTGCCAGAGGTGAATCGGTGTACTTGGCTATAATCGACGAGATGGCTTTCTTACCTAACCCAGAAGAAGCCTGGGCATCAATAGAGCCAATTGCAGACGTAGGTGGTCGAGTCATCTGTCTGTCTACCGCCAAAGGTGAAGGCAATATATTCTTCCAGCTGTGGCAAGGGTCACAGAACAATACAAATAGATTTAAAGGTATATTCTTTCCATGGTCAGCTAATGGTGACCGTGACCAATCTTGGTATGATGCACAAGCCGCAGAACTACCACCGTGGCAGCTGCATCAAGAATACCCATCAAATCCAGAAGAAGCCTTTATTCGTTCTGGTAGACCAGTCTTTGACCTTGATTGTTTAAATAGATGTCAAATAGCTTTTCCAAAAAAGGGTTATAATAAAAAACTATCAGACATGAGAAATTCATATATGTTTGACCCAAACGGTGGACCATTGTCGATATGGCAAGTCCCGCAAGCTGGTGCTAGATACGTAATCGGTGCCGACGTTGCTGAAGGCTTAGCTAGAGGTGACTACTCTTCGGCCCATGTAATTGATGCCAAGTCGGGTGTGGTTGTAGCCCACTGGCACGGGCACGTAGAC